TTTTGAAAATCATAAAAGACTCCTGCATAGAAAATGATAACGAAAAAGATTACATAAGATTGCTAGGTTTTTTACAAATAGTGACATCAGGACAGGCTCTGGGACAAGACGGTGGTAAAAACCCCCTCGTCAAACCCACTCAGGTTATTGGCACATCTCTGGACGATACTAACATTCCTATATAGCTAGGAGGCCGTCATGTCGTCAGTTAGAAAAATCGCTTGGGAAAAATGGGAGGATGATGTAGAACAAGCCTCTTCTACAAACCCTTTTTCTCAACTACAGTCCAGCGCAAAAGAAGAAGAAGGCGAAGAGATTGATATTACAGAGTTATACTCTGGGTTTATATCGGAACTTCCCACGATTGTTTCTACTCCGGTTGGCATGTATCGCCTACATGACCGGATGAGTCCAACCAAGCAATTCGACTGCTGGATGGGATACACCAACTTTGATATCACAGAAGAAGTAAAAGATACAATTGAATCCATCGGTGGCGTTGAGGTTCTAGTAGTTTTAACTAGATACAGATTCTTCTTGGGTGTTGCAAAACTGTTCAACTTTAGAGATGTCAGGGTTGAGGTTGAAAACGCATTGTGCAATATTCATATTGAAGAAGCCAAAATTGAAGACGAGTCTGTGAGACGTGAGGTTGAAGCCCTGCAAAAAAAATTAAAGGCCGAGAGCAAACACTGGGCTATATTTGTGTTCCCAAATGGTGAACTCGATTATACTTTTACTAATGATAAAGATGACGACACCTTTTTAGAAAAGATGATTGTTTACAACGAAGCTAGAGTTATTTCGGGCGGAATAGTTGTGAACTCGGAAGACTAATGGAACTGGAACTCGCTTGTTATGATAGAATCTCAGACTATGATTCGATTCTAAGCAGCATCTTTACTGGCACAAGATGCACAGCTAATTGTATCTCTGTGCCTTCCGGGCTTGTTTCCAAAACCTCCTTCTTCAAAGAATACATCGACATTTCTGCCGCCGTAGACTTTCCTTACGGCCTGAGCGAAACGTCGGTTAGAATTCACGAAATAATAGTCTCTATCAGGAAAGGGGCCAGTCTGATAGACCTCTGCATAAATAGTGCGGATGCTGCTGAAGAAAATTGGGAGACTATACGAAAAGACATGAGAGCATGCTTAATGGCATGTAAAGACAGCGGCGTTGAATTGAGACCAATCATAGAGTATAGACTTCTTTCTGAAAAGATTATTTTCCCTCTGTGCGGCCTTTTTTTGAAAGAAGGGGTCGAATATGTAGCAAACGCCACCGGAACTATGGCGGATGATACTTTAGACAACGTAATCATTTCTAATAGAATTCAATCAGAAACAGGAATTAAGGTGATAGCGTGTGGGAGAATATGGACACCTGCGCATTTTGACATGTTTAGAGAAGCTGGGATACATTCTATTAGGTTAACATCATCACGATTAGCTGAAGAATTTCTCAGAAATGGTGTATAATAGTTCGGATTAGGATTCTATATTTTGGACATAAAGGACAAATATCGCCCCAGCCTAGACATGACGCCGCATGAAAAAATCATTTCCCTTCTGGTTGGTGATTTTAATCCTGTGTCAAAACTTCATGTTCCTAACGCTGGGTATTTTAATAGGAGGTCATCAAATGGCCCAAACTTATGCAACAGCCAATGCTAACTCAGACGGCATTGCTACAGCAACATTTACTTTTGGCGACACTGAGTTTAACGATGTAAACGACGGTACTATTACGCTTACTGACTACCTTGGTCAGTCTGTTACTTTTACAATCAGCAATGATTATTCGGCATCAGCGACGAACCACTTCAATGCTGGTGGAAGTGCTGCTGCCGCCGCAGCGAACTTCATTATTTTGGTAAACGCAACTACTAATGGGTTTGGCGATACCGGCGGTATTGTTGCTACGAATCCAAGCGGCGGCGTAATTGTTCTTACCGCTGGTATAGAAGGCAGTGCTAGCAATACGACTATTACCTTTGCTGCTAACTTTGAAAACACTCTAGAAGCCGGGTATTCCACCGCTTTTACTGGTGGTGCTCAAGGCAGAGAAAATGGTTCTACTGTTCTTCACGGCGGAAATGTCGATAGCACAAGCACAGTAACCAATTCCAAGACCCTAAGAGGAAACTTGGACGCAAGTGCTGTTTATGGAAGTAGAGTTACGGCTATCACTGGCACAAAGCACAAGCCGGGTGTTCAGACCTCCAAAGGTTCTGGCGCTCTTGCTTATCAGCCCGCCGCGAGCGACCCTCAGTTCCTACTGCGTGGCTACAGCAGCAAGATTAATAATGTTTCCAGTACTGTTCTTCAGATTGCTGGCTCTGACGCTCGTGGGCGTGGTAGCGAAGGTGTTGTTAAAACACATAAATATGATATTAGCAGCATTGCATACAACACTGGCTTTGCCACAAAAGGTGGAAATGCGGGTGATGTGTCCAACTTCGTTCAATCTGACGGAAGTACGGCGGCAACTGACGACGCTCTAGAATCCAGCAGGGCTATCCCCGGCGAACTGGTATTCATGCACGGAGCAAGGGTTCCGACTCAGGCAGATTACTCAGCAAAAACTGGCGGTTAATACACAACATTTTAAGGTAGGTGATAAAAATGTCTACAACAACTATTTCTGGAAGCACTACTAGAAATAACGGTGCAACGGTTCTTAATGGTGGCAACATCGACAGCACTAACGCCGTTACAAATTCTGATACTCTAATGGATGTTCTTCACAAGGCTGGAGCTTATGCCGGTAGAGTTCTTGCAAGCACGGGAACCAAATGGAAGCCCGGCATCACTACAAGCAAGGGTTCTGGAGCGTTGGCTTATCAACCCGGTGCGGGCGACCCGCAGTTCCTAATTCGCACTGTGGCGAGCAAGGTCAACAATGTCAGCAATACCGTTCTTCAGAGCGGCGCATCTGACAAGGCTGGCCGTCGCGCTATCAATCCAATAGTCAAAACCCACGACTACAACATCACCTCTATTAATTACGTGACTGGTATTGCAACCAAGCATGGAAGCGCAGGGGCTGTAAAAAACTTTGTCCAAAGCGACGGTTCAACCGCTGCTTCAGACGATGCCGCAAATCCCACACGGGCCATTCCCGGTGAATTGGTTTACATGTATGGCGCATTGACTCCTAAGCAGGATGATTATAAAGCCAAAACTGGTGGCTAAAATTTACGTCCAATTTCATGGAGGGGGTTGGCTGACACACAGAACAGTCGGCCCCCTTCTTTATTTGAAAGGCATCCACCTATGGAATCAGATATCTTTTCAATTCCTGTGTTAGCTGCAATCGTGGCAATTGTTCTGGGTTTGGGGAAGGTCATTGAAGTTCTAATTTTAAAAGCGATTCCGAAGAAGTCAGTTTTAATGGACGATGAAAGAGACTGGATGCAGCATACTTACAAGGTAGTATCCCGGCAAGATTCTGATGGTACTCCGCTAGTCTACGTACCTAGAAGCTGGGCAGAAACTCAAAAAGATATGCAGCAGATAATGATACAAATTGTAAACGACCAAAGAAGAATAGCGGATATTCTAGACAGAATAGATAAGAAACTAGAAAGTGACAAATGATATTAATCCCTTACGAGCAGGCTAGGCCACAGATTAAAGAAGCTGACGTGCTACTGTTTCGTGGTGAGGGACTAATGTCTTGGATGATTAAAAGATATGGCGGTGGAGCACATAGTCACGCGGCTATGGCCCACTGGGACGATGATGATTTGCAGTGTATTGAATTTAGAGAATTCAAAGGTGGACGGGCCGTCGCCATGAAGAGTCAGGTCGAAACCCATCCAAACAACATTGACGTATTTCGTGCGGCTGACTTGATTAGAATTGGCGGAAGGAAATATAATCTTGATTATGGTGAAAACAGTGTTGCCGAACGAATCGCAGACACGATGAAAGACATCACCGGTCTTGATTATGGTTGGAAGAATTTTTGGAAACTTGCTAAGCATTACGCGCCATTTTTTAGGCTAGCCGAACAAAACATGAAAGACGAAGAACCAAACGAAGTTTTTGTTTGCAGTACGGCTGTTACCTACGCCTATAGAAAGAACTATCTTGACCCGACTCCATACTTGGCAGATTCCGCAACTACCCCCGCTGACCTAGCTAGGTCGGCGCTATTTTCATACCAGTTTACTATACAAAAAGACTGGTAATTTATAATAATCAGGACTTTGTAACAAGGACTTTCTGACGGTTAATGCCCCATGGAAAGGTCCAACATAATGAAAAAATTACTATTTGCTATCGCCCTTACTCTGGGGTGCATGATAAACACGGCAGATGCTCAGCCATTAACAATGGATGAAGCTCTAGACGCTGTGTGTAGAGTAAATACAAACGGTGCTCGCGGAAGTGGAACCGTATTCCAAGAAGATGAAGATAAATACTACGTACTGACCAACGGTCATGTAATTGAAAGGGCTAAGAGAGGCCACCTAGAGTTCTTTCAAGATGGCTACAAGTCTGCTATGATTCCTTTTAAAACTGAATACGTAGCTTACGAAGAAGGCACTGCTCTTGACCTAGCTATAGTCTCAGTAAAAAAGAAATATTTTGGCCGATATCCCCCCAGAGTAATCCCCCTAGCCCCCAAGGGCACGAAAATTGGGGCGAATGACCTTGTTATGGCTGGCGGGTGTCCTTCTGCCCAATGGGCCTGTATTTGGAAGGGCAGAGTTCTTAGTAACACAGGAGCCGTTGTTAGCTTTAATGCGGCTCCTATCGGTGGACAATCTGGTAGCGGTGTTCTCATTCTTGTTAAAGATGACAAGAACGAACTTCAAACCCGCCTTGGAATCCTTCTTGCTTGGAGGGTAGGTGATGGGGCTTGGACAGATGACGGAGAAGACGACTATGGCGCTGGTCTATCCCTAAAGCAGATATATGATATAATGGAGGGCAATGGCAGAGGCTATCCCATTGAGACCTCTTATGGCTTAGTGCATGAAAAGGAAAAAGCAAAAAATACTAAGTCCGCAGAAGAAAGATTGGGTAAAGTCTGCCCGCACTGTGGTCATAAAATTAAAGACCATGTGGTTATTCCCTATAAGGGAGGTCTCAGGAAGACCGTCAAGGGCGAGTTTATGTTTTGCCCTGAACTGAAGATGAGCGATGGTAGCGTTGCAGATACGGCAAAATATTATGGAGGCATAAGAGTTGGTGAGTTATACGAAGGAAACGGCCTGTTTCCTTGGTGTCCTTGGGATAGATGCCCTCCTCCCAATCAACCACCTGTGTTACCTCCCTCCAACCCAAACCCACCAGACGGTGGCGGCGGTTTTAATGGCTGGCCCGGTAGACCAGACCCCGGTGGTCCTGTAGACCCTCCTGTGGACTTTGAGAAGGAGCGACAGGAGTACCTCGACAAGATTACCGAGCTTCAAGAAAAGCTGACTAATTTAGAAGGTCTTTCTGAAAGTCTCAAGGCAGAATTGTCTGGAGTTAGTGGGAATCTGTCAGGTGCTAATAACGAAATCAATGGACTGAAAGATATGCTTGGTGCTGTTGAGGGTCAGAAACTAACCCTTAAGTCTAGAATCGATGAACTTTTGGGCTTTGTTAGCGACAAAGATAAGTTGATAGATGAATTGAAAGAAGGGGGTCTGCATTATCTAGATGGAGCTACTGGTGGTAATGGCAATACTGTTGAAAATGTAAGCTTTACCCTTGGCGGTATGAGCTTGGGAATGCTGGCGTTAAAATACGGAGTTCCGTTGTTACTTAACAGAAGGCGAAGAAAAAAGAAAAAGGGTGAAGATAATGAAGATTTAGATAGAGAAGAAGGGTATGATAATAGGGGGCCTTCACATCCTCCAAGCTTGGACAGTGGTACAAAAGAGCACGTTCATCGACATGAGCATATTCATAAGCATAAGCACGAAAATGAATATATAATGTCTCCTAATGAATGCCCTCAACCACAAACAAGCAATGAAATTGACGGTTCGCAGACAGGACAAGCTGGACCCAATTCTGGATTCGCTGGATATGGGATGCCTGTAAACGTGGCAACTCCGTATTATCAACACCCACAACCGGTTCATGGACTACCCCCAGAGTTTATTAACATACCGTTTAGCACTAGAAAAGCGCTAACATCAGAGCAGATTATGACGGTTATTGGCGAACTGACTAATGAGTATAGAGATGACCAAACCATGACAATGGGGCAGCTTGATATACTTATCCGTCAGCGACTAAAAGAAAAATTTAACGTAGAATAAGGAGTTCCTTAAATGTCAGATAATTTAATCATCCCTACCCACGATGCAATTCTCCCTTACATGTTCAAGGGTGTAAAGTGGGCTATCCCCAACGTAGGGGACAACAAAGAAACCATGAACCTCGCCTTAGCTCGCCTGTTTGAAAAGGTTGGCGAACACCTACAGGCATTTTCGGTTCGTACCGACTGTTTTGTTCCCGGCCCTCCGACGCTTGGCGCGGTGAAGCATCATCACAACATGTTTGTCCGTTTGTGCAATCTGATTGACACAAACACCAAGAGAGACAACATGGAAAGACTTGAAGCTCATCACATCAGTCACGAGAGACGGGCCTTTAAGCTTTATCCAATTCGTTACTTCGATGTGAAGAACGACTACTGCCGTAGATGGATTGAGCTATGTCTTCAGGGTCTCAGCAATATTGCCCAGCTAAGTGAAAACACTTGGGGCAACGATTGGTCAGAACCTACGGCTCAGGAAATGAAGAAGCTCTTCCGCGAAGGCTACAGGCTTATGTGCGTAGAGCTATTCAGAGTTCCTGTCGCAACAGCCGAGAAGGTCTTTACCGAGGGAGAAGACGGCTTCTTCTTGACCGCCGAAGACTTCAGTGTTTATGACGTTAGTCATATTCCCACCATTGAATGGATTAAGCATCCAGCCCTTGGTAGTGAATTTACTGAAGACGAACTTCGTCCGATTGCAACCAATAATGTTCCGGTTGCTCCCGGCGTAGAAGACAACGACCCCAATTCACCTAACCGCGTACTCGAAAGAGAGTTGCAGGGTAATGGTGGAGAGGTTATTGAGTAGACAACTTTTTTTGGATGGCCCCGCTTTGGGGCCATCTTTTTATACCTACAGGAAGGATTCTCTTATGAAATTTCTAATCGCTTTAATGGCCGCTGCCGTTTTGTCCCTGCCCGCACATATTTCAGCAGAAAATAAGTCTGTGAAAGAGGTCTCTCGGCTTTTACAAGAGGTCTCTGTGACAGTTAAGAGCGGGGGCGGTGAGGGTTCTGGAGTAATTATTACACGAACTATTCCCCTTACCACGAACCCCACAGGCAAACCGCTAACAGCGAAGGTAAATTTTATCTGGACGGCAGCACATGTAATCGACAATTTAAGGTCTGTTAGAACAGTAATCAAGAATGGTAGAACAACCAAGATTGTTGAATTTAAGGATGCTCAAATCGTTCAGGAGCTAGTCGAAGATGGCCGTCGCGTTGGCGAGGTCAAGATGGAAGCCAAGGTTATTAAATATAGCGACTCTGAAAACGGAGAAGACCTAGCTCTTCTGATGGTTAGGAAGAAGGGCTTTATTGACCAATCTGTAACTTTCTATAATGATACGGGTAAGCCGGTATCTATTGGTACTGAGTTATATCACGTTGGAAGTTTACTCGGACAAACTGGCTCGAATAGCCTGACGAGGGGTATAATATCTCAGATAGGAAGAGTTCTTGACTTGGGTACTGGTGATGGTGTAGTCTTTGACCAAACGACTGTCACAGCATTTCCGGGTTCCAGTGGAGGCGGTGTTTTTCTGTCGGAGAGGTCGGGAAAGAATGCAGGACAGTATGTTGGAATGCTGGTCAGAGGCGCTGGAGAGACTTTCAATCTTATAGTACCCGTCAGACGCATCAGGGAATATGCAAAGAAGGAGGGAATTCTATGGGCGGTTGACGAAATGGCGCCTACCCCTACGTTAAAGGAGGTTCTGTCTTTACCGATAGAAGGAGGGGGGGCCAAGCCAAGTGAAGGAACCAAGCTCACAAAGGATTCTGTGAAGTTTCCAACACTGATAGAATATAATTCTCAAAGAGGTAACAACGATGCTAAACATAAGTAAACTATCTGGTCTATTCTCATCACGCAGATTCTGGGTCGCTATTGGTGGCGTTGTGTTTGTGGTATTCGACGCCCTTGGCACTGGTATTTCACCCGAACAAGTTAATCACGTAGTCCTATTGGGCGGTGCTTGGATTGTCGGGGACAGCCTAAGAGCATCATAGGTTAAGGAATGAAGATTATCTGTACCACCGTGGTTAGGGCTGCTGAACATGGTTCTAGCCACGGTGGGCTTTATGTTGTCGACGTAGAAGAAGAGAGCGTAATTCATCACGCCCCCTACGACGAGCATTTCGTCAATGACAACGAGCGAGGTGGCGAGCGTGGCCTTAGAGGAATATGCGTCCTCGACGATAGAATCATCGTTGCCAGCGCCACTAGCCTCATCGAGCTAGACAAAGAAACTTTCGAAGTAGTCAGAAAGCTTGAAGACCGCGAGGCTTTTCGTTCGATTCACGAAATATGCTTTTTCGCAGGTTCTATTTGGGTCACCTCCACGGCAA